TGTCAAGTTTCCCCAAAGTTATTCAAAAAGTCAATATTATGCCGTTAATATGTTGCCATCCGTGGCAATCATGGCGCTAACGTGTGATCGCATTCAAAATGTTGTCTGCGATTGACTCTTCCTTGTGGCATTGCACAACCAGAGCGTCATACAGCGGCTTAACAGTGCGTGACCAGGTGGGTTGGGTAAGGTTTGGGATTAGCATCGTCACAGCGCGATATGCGGCGCTTGCTGGCATTCTTGAATAACCGACGCCTTTACATCTTCCGCACTCTTTCTCAGCAACTATCCCCCACTGCTCTGTTTTGGCTATATCAACCGCACGGCCTGTACCGTGGCAATCTCTGCATCTTGCGCCCGGCGTCGCGGCACTACGGCAATAATCCGCATAAGCGAATGTTGCGAGCACTTGCAGTACCTTTGCCTTAGTATTTCCTTCAAGCTTTGCCACGCCACGGTATTTCCCCGATACCTTGTGTGCAAATTGCATCAGATAGTTGATAGCCTTTTGTTTGTCGTTCTGGCTGAGTTCGTGCTTACCGCAGAATGCAGCCATTCCGAATCCGGCTTGTGATTGCGCCATCCCCATAGCAGCCATCACATCAGTACCGGAAAGAGAGTCAGAAGCCGTGGCCCGTGGTGAGTCGCTCATCATCGGGCTTTTTGGCGAATGAAATTTAGCTACGCTTTCGAGTCTCATCGTCTTCCCCTCTATCCTTTGCAATGACACCACACTTCAAACATTCGTTTCACAACCTCACGACAGTAGAAGCCGTAAGCATCGCGGGTAAGATCGTAGCGATTGCCATAACGCTGGCGCATATATCGTTCGAATGCTTTGTTCATGTGTTCTCCAGTTCGGTGATTTTTATTCCAAGCCTTCCGCCTGGTACTTTCACACCACGAATTACGCGAATGTCATCGAATTGCTCGTCGTCTTCCGCAAATCCGGCGTGGATAAGGGAGTCGAGTAAACCTTTCAGGATGTTGTCGAGGTCGCGGCGGCGGGAGTCTGGAACGTCTGCGATGACTTTGATACGGAGTCGTGATTTGGTGAAAATGTCTAACTTGAGTTGGCGAATGATTTGCTGAACGTCTTTTCGGTATTTCTGGCCTTTATCGCTGATGTAGTATTGGCCTCCCCGTCTTCGCCAGTAGGTATTCACCGACGGCGGGTATGGAAGCACAAACTGATATTCGTTCATGGCTTAATCTTCCCCTCCTTCAGCAGTATCGCCTGCGTCCTGATCACGCCTTCGAGGTGGTAAAGTCTGGCGTCTTTGTTGTCGAGGTTATGGGTGCGTCGGTCGATTTCATCGTGACACGCGCTACAAGCCCATGCGCCGATCAGGTCGTCAGGCTTCATTCCCGTTCCGCAAATTCCAGCCATCCGGTAATGTGCCAGAACTGTAGTTTCAGGGTTGCCATTGCATACGCCGTAAATACGTACCTGGCATTCTCTGCCGCGAGCTTCTTTGCGTAGGTTAGCCATTAAGCAGCCTCCCCTGTTACTTTCAGCATTCCGTTATCGAGCAGCTTTCTGGTCAGCCACTGTTGACCACACCCGGTGATTTTTGTGGTGAACGATATCTGTATTCCGTGATTTGTGTTGACCGCTGTTTCTTTCACTGTGAAATAGCCGCGATCCATATATTCCTGCATTGGCACATTGCGCCGGGAACCTGAAGCAATAAGGATTTTGTGATCGCGCATCCACGCAAACAGTTTGTTTGGACCAATTCCAACAACCTTTGCAAAGTTTCCAATCAAAATTCCGCTGGCCTCGCCAACGCGATCGGCAAACTCAACTTTAGGTGCGGCAATTGCTAGCTGGTTTTCCAGTTGCATTTTCTGCTCAGCAAGGTCAGCAGCAAGGCGCAACGCTTCTGGTAGCGTTTTTGGGATATTAACCGCAGCTTCTTCAAGCTCTCGCCAACGGTCAACAAGGCGAGCCGTGAATTCCGGCGACAACTGGGCTACAACGACAATACTGTCTCGCTTTCCTTGTTCGCCTTCGAATACATACACACAAAAACTTTGATTTAAGCCTAACCCATTGATTCTTCCACAATCCTCAATTTGAGGAAGCCGGATAACACCATTTTTAGCCAGCGTTTCGATGGTACGTTTCACATTGTCATGACGCTTACCAACCAACTCAGCGATTTCAATGCTTGTCATTTTTATGGCATTGCCATTTATTAACTCATTCATCGTCTTCTTCCTCGTACATTGAGCTATTCGGATCGCTCATCAGCTCTGCGCAGCAATCGGAGCACACGTGAACTTCCAGCACATGCAGCTTCTGACCGCAGTTAGCGCACGTTAAAGCTCGCTCGACGCTTTCTTTCTGGTATTGAAGGGTTTGGGATGGGCTAAGCATTATTGGATTCTCCGCATCATGAGAAAGACAATCATGGCGGCACGGAGTGGATTGTCATATGCGACACCAACATTCGGTCCGGCATCATCAAACAAGTCCCTTGCGTTGTCTGTGGCGCACGGCATTGAGGGATTGTCTAAAATTATGCTGATGTTGTTTTCAGTGATAATCGGCCATGCGTCTGCTGGGTTATTGCAGTAGTCGTACCATCGATAATTGCCATTTGCTTCATTGCCAACAGACCGTCCATCTGCGTTGTGCGGATAACCTAATGGTTTTGCCCCAACTATCGCTTTAAATACTCGCTTGTTAATTTCAAAATCACTTAACTGTGAATAATCCATTGTCATTTCCTCGCACGATGTCTTAGCCACCGGATATCCCACAGGTGAGCCGTGTAATTGAAGGTTTTTACGTCAGATTCTTTTGGGATTGGCTTGCGTTTATTTCTGGAGCGTTTCGTTGGAAGGTATTTGCAGTTTTCGCAGATGATGTCGGTGATACTTCGTCGTTGTCGCCTCATGCCGCCCTCCTGACGCCCTGCCCGATCGCCATCAATGCCGCTTTGGATACGGTAGTAAACATCCGTCGAGGACTGATGAACGGTCGCCAAATCAGCAGCATGGAGCCTTTGCTGTTTCCCTTCTTCTCCAGCCCTGTCGATGGTTCGATAAAATTAATCCGTCCATCAGTGATAATGCGAACTTCGTCGACACTCTCCAGAGCCTTGCTGAACCATCCGACAGACATATCCTCTGGCACAAGCATCACTACCGTCTGTCGTTGTTGTATGCACTGCTCAGCGGCTTTTTCCACCCACGGCCTGATATTGCTGTACGGTGGGTTATTCCAGATTGCACCGTGGCTTATCCACTCAGAATTTAGCGCGTCGTCAGCCTCAGTTAGCCAGTGAGCGCACAGAGCATTTTTGTCGCTCGCTGCCGAATCCAGCCAGAATCCAAACTCAATATCCAGTGCATCAAAAAGCCAGAGCGGCGTTTGCCAGCAGTCCTTGTCGTGTGATGGCGTATTTGATTTGATAGTCATGCAGCCCGATCTCCCCATCGCGCTTTCCATTCGAGAGCCAGTCGCGCTTCGTCTGACCACTTAACGCCACGCTCTGTACCGAATGCCTGTATAAGCTCTAATAGCTCCGCAAATTCGCTTACACGCATCCTGCTGGTTGACTGGCCTATTACCACAAAGCCATTCCCGGCAAGGTTAGGAACAACGTCCTGCTGCTTTAATGCTGCTGTAAAAACGCACTTCCAGCTTTCTGCATCCAGCCAGCGACCATGCCATTCAACCTGACGAGAGACGTCACCAAGGCAAGCCCAAAGCTTTCGATTCTGGTCTAAGCTGCGGTTGCGTTCCTGAATGGTTACTACGATTGGTTTGGTTGGGTCTGGAAGAATTTGCTGTACCGCGTGAATAGCGTTTTGCTGATGTGCTGGAGATCGAATTTCAAAGGTTAGTTTTTTCATGACTTCCCTCTCCCCCAAATAAAAAGGCCTGCGATTACCAGCAGGCCTGTTATTAGCTCAGTGATGTAGATGGTCATCTTTTAACTCCATATACCGCCAATACCCGTTTCATCGCGGCACTCTGGCGACACTCCTTAAAAATCAGGTTCGTGCTCACCTTTCCTTCCCGTTCTTCTCTGGTAGCGAACCGGTAATACACCGTTCGCCAGACCTTACCTTCGATAACCAGAAGACCTGCCCGTGCCATTTTAGCCGCGGCCTGATTTATGCTGGTTACTGTTGCGCCTGTTAGCGCGGAAACGTCCTGTGCACAGAAGCTCTTATGCGTTCCGAGGTAATGAATAATTGCCTCTTTGCCCGTCATACACTTGCTCCTTTCAGTCCGAACTTAGCTTTAATTTCTGCGATCTTCGCCAGAGCCTGTGCTCGATTTAGAGGTCTGCCGCCCATGACAGGAAGTTGTTTTACTGGTTCAGGTATAGTCTCACCACAGTTAATTCGCGCTGTCATACAGGTCAGCTCATCGGCAGCCTTACGCCGTAATTCCGCGTCAGTCAGCGCATTGGCCCGCATGTTCTGGTACAGGTTGGTAACCAGCCAGTAGTGCGCGTTTGATTTCCACGGATAAGACTCTGCATCTGGATACAGGCCACGCTTCCGGCAATACTCGTAAACCATATCAACCAGCTCGCTGGCGTTTGGCAGTCCGGCAATAACAGATGCTTCTTCACGACACCAGGCAACAAACTGCCCGGGTGATGGCAGGAATGGTCGATTCTGCCGACGGGCTACGCGCATTCCTGCGTTAACCTGTTCCATCGTGGTGATCCCGTTTTCCCGGAAAGCCAGAACCCACTGGCGGCGGATTTCGTTCAGTTCGTTCTGGTCACGGTTAGCCAGGCTCGCCGGGAAAGTTGCCAGTAACTGGCTGAACACACCGTTGATGATCTGCGCTACCTGCTGTACCTGCGGCTTTTCGTCGTACTGTTCCGGCATGTTGTTGGCGATCCGACGCATCTGCTCACGGTCAAAGTTAACCATCTGTGCGGCGATGTTTTTCATAAATCCACCCCGTAAATCCAGTCTGTGTTTGTCAAGTCGAGTTTTGGTTTGCTGGCTGTCACGACTGCCTGTTGCTTGTTACGGTTGATTTCGAGCTGGGTCCACTTGTCGCGGAGTTTGGCCGGGCTCAGC